GCTTCCCACATGGATGCAGCGTATGGCGAATCGACGCTCCGCAGGAATTCGACGTAGCGTTCAAGGTTTGCTCGGTGCAGGTATCTCCACGTGTAGACGAGAGAACGTAGTTCCTCCATGAAGTGCGCCTTGACGGTGTAGTACTTCGGCGGGATCGGCTCGTCGTGATAAGTGGCAGCCTCGATGCGCTTGATCTCTTCCTCTTCGTGCTTGAGCCACTCAGCGCGGGTTTTGACGGGCACTGTCTGGATGAAAGCGAGTGCGGCTTCGAAGTCCTTCTTCTGCAGGCAGGTGTACCGCGGGATGCGGAAATGGTCCTTGAGGGCGGAGTAGATCACGCGGAAGTTCTTCGGCGCTCCGGATGCACGGCGTCCGACGGCTTTCTGGATCTCGCGCTGTTGAGCTTCGTCGATGTAGTCGGGGCCGCCCTCGCCTGAGAGCGCCTTTTCCATCCGGTCGAACTCATCGATATAAGCCCACTTGAACTTGTCAGCTTTCTCACCGGTAAAGCCCATAGCGAGGAAGGTGAAGCCTGCTTTCGTGAGGGCATACGCTTTGTACTTGACGATGCCCTTTCCGAGGTTGGAAGGGCGCTCAAGCTCTACGGGGATGAAGTCCCCGCGACGATCTTCCGGCGTGCGCTGGATAATGTCTTCGACGTCGCGAAGGACGTGACGATGATTCTTTTCAAAGACGGCTGAGATGTTCGTCGTAAGGACGGTAGCAAGGCCGTTGCAGACAGTGATAGCGGGCGCAGTGGTGCGCGTTTTGACAGCGTTCATGCTTGTCTCCTTGAGAGGTTTAAGAACCTCGCTCCCACTTTCGACGGTGGTGGGCGAGGCATCGCGGGGTCGAAAACCGATCTCAAGGTATCGGCCACCCGAAGGTGCCCGCGAGCCTCTCCCATAAAGGAGACTTTCACGCAAGTCTGTGATTTTCTCTAGAAGCCCAAAATTGGGCACCTAAGAAAAAAAGCCGCTTCCAACGGTCGGCGGCTTTCTTGCGCCTTGAGATCAGTCGGGTTTCGACGCCCGTCCCCGTCGCTTTCACGGGGCAAGGGAAGAGTACTCGATCTGGAGGCGCTGTGTCAAAATGGAAAAGGCGCTTGCGACAAACGTCGCGAGGGGAGTCTTGCCATGAATAATCTTTATCGATCTCTTATTTCGTTGGCTACCGTGTTCCCGTTGAGCATCACGTTCAGCTATTTGTACTCGGATTGGCTGCTGAGCCTGTTGCCTGATGTGGTCTCTCATTTCTTAGAAGCTCACCTGAACGCGCAGCTGGTATTCGTTTTGTGCGCAGTGGTGTTCAACTATGCTCTTGGGCAAATAATCCTGATCTACCTCGGGTGGGTCGCGACGAAGTTGGATCGACTCCCCGTGAAGCTAACAAGCGTCAAAGAGCTGGGCACAGATAGCCTGTTGGCCTATCTGCCATATGTTCTTCCTTTGTTCATGATCCAGGGAGATCGCCAAGAGCCGACGGGGTGGTTGCTTGGCGGGATCTTGTTGTTGATCCTCTCGTGGGCGTCAATGACGATTGCTTTTTCCCCATTGCTGCGAATTTGTGGAATGCGCTTTTTTGAGGCCACGCGACCAGACGGCACTACTGTGACGGTGTTGATCAAAAATCCCAGCCTTAGGCCGTTGCGATTGACGGAAGCTTCAAGTATTTCGGATAACTGCTTGTATGGATTGAAATGATGGATAACGCGGAATCTCTGTTTGTCTCTGGAGCCTCTTTTCGTGGGGTGTCGACCTGCGTTCGGCGTCTCAAACTCATGTCTGATGCGGCCAATGATATAAGCGCCGTTGTCAGAAGCCAATACGAAGAGTTTTCAGAGCTAAGCGAAGTTGAATTCGACGGTCGTTACAAGGTGGAATCAGACGAATGCTTTTCCATCAGCGACTATGTTGATGCCGATGGAACATTCGCGTCGTTTCAGGAAATCATTAATGGTAACTGTAGCGATGTACTGAAAAACACGGATTCCTTAAGCGAATGCCGTGCTCTATTGTTCCGAGCGCCACAATTACCTAATCTGGTGCTAATTCAGCGCTTCACCAATTCTTATCTCGCTAAGCGCGATCGTTGGTTTGGTTTCGGTTGCAGCGACTCAGTCAGAAAAATCGAAGAGTCCGCATTCACTATTGCATCGTCGCTTTCAGGGGTCTATGACCTCGAGTCAAAAAGATTGCGTTTTAAAAGTGTTCAGAACATCCGCGCGGTCCTTCCGGGGTTTTCTGATCAGTATGCGCCCGGAGCGGACAAGACGACCATTACAACCTTCTTCCGACAGCCAATCTTCGATCAAGATAGTGCAGACAAAGTCCAAGCGCTTGATTCGATGAAGGTGGCTCGCTTGGTATGGCTACTAAAAGAGCAGGACGCCCCTCTCGAAAGAAGGCTGGCTACTTTTCAGAAATACGATGAAATTCTCAACCTGAACTCAGTCAGAAATGGAAAAATCATTGTGAGCACAGAAGTGCGCAAAATGGAGGTGATTCTTCGCATTTTGTTGGGGGATGTGTTTGAAGACAATGGACGAATCTATTTAAGCAACTCGAAGAGGCCAATCGAACGATTTGCGTGATGAGCTTGTCTTTACTTACGAGATCACCACGGACTGGCGTTCTTCGAGCGCCGCTCCGGGGATGGTCTCGCCGTCCTTGAGCGCCTTCTTCAGCGCTACTTTGTCCGGATCGATCGTCGTCTTGATGCGCCTGAAGGCTTCGGGAAGGGCCTCAAGGTCGAGCACCTTGACGGCTTGCGTCGTGCCGATGCGAAGAGACACCATGACGCCTTTGACCTTTCCGCCCATAGCTTCGAGCGCGGGCATCATGTAGGCCTTCAGGCGCTCGGACTTGTTCTCCAGTGCCTTACGGCGCTTTGCAAGACGCTCTTCTTCAACCTTGATAGCTTCGGCTTCGGCCTTGAGTTCGCGGCAGTAGCAAGCCGTCCCTTCGAGCTTTTCAGCTGCTGCGGTGGTGTACTCCGCGTAGGCGGCAAGGGCTTCGCCATCGACCTCACCCGTATCGGGATCGGCGTCGAGGCGGTCGAGAAGTTCGCGCAGCGCGCCGGGGATTTCGTAAATTTTCATTTTGAGTGCTCGCAAAAAAGCCCCGGTGGTTGACCGGGGCTGAATGGTTGTTAGAAGGGCATGTCGTCATCGACTGGCGGATCAGGCGGCATAGAAGCTGCGCTGGAGGTCTGTGCCTGCGTTCCTCCGTCAAGCTTGCGCACCGCCTTAGGATGCTCCTTCAGGTTCTTAAGAAGCGCGGGGATAGCCGTGGCTTCAGTCGCGCCCGAATCGATCTCCTTAGCGGTTCGACCGGTGGCCGGATCGAATGCGCGTCGGATCGTCATGTCGTTGGCGATCTTTACCTCCCCTTGATAGAGGTATTCGCGGGGCTCTGCTTCAAGGACGAGGCCGATTGGCTTTCCTTCGATCGCCTTTCCGCGATAGCCCTTCACGATCTCGCCTTTCATGGTGCGTACCTTGCCTTCGACCCATTCGACCGACTCGGTTTTGGAGCAAAAAAGCATGGACTGGAAGATACCCATACCAAAAGCCTCTTCGCCGTCGCTTTTGACGATGCAAAGCGAGAGCCACGCCGTGGCTCCATCATTCGATTCGAAGTAAAACCGGAGCATCGCGGCTCCGTTCTTCGTTTCGTACTGCTCTGCCTGCAGGATCTTTCCTTTGTAAGCCCCAGTTTCAAAGATGCGGGCCGGGGTTTCGCTCCTGATGGCAGATACCTTGTCGGCCTTGATAGTTCCGATGATCATTTAGATTCCTTTGCCGATTCTTCGGCGGGTGTTGAAATTCCGTAGTACTCGCAGATGGCCTTGTCGACCTCTGCAAGGTCGTTGTCGATCTCGTCTTCTTCGAACATCCCAAGAGGAGATTTCACGGTGTCGAAGCCTGAGTTGTGAGTGCGAAAGAGGTACTTGCCCTGATCGACCGCTGTTCGAAGGACGGTTGTGAACATCCCTTCAATGACGATCTTTTCGTCCAGCATCTGCCCGATCGTTTTGATGCGCGTCACGCCATCCTTGACCACCGTGTGCGCAAGGAGATAGACGCGTTTTGCATCGTCGAGCTCTGAAGCGGTCTTGGCGAGATCGAACCCGCAGCCGCCGATCTGATTCCACTTGTCATAGCCGCCGACGTTCCGCAACTCCATCATTCTGAAGGATAGGAAGTACTGCCAATCGTCGATGACGATGATCTCCTTTGAGGTCTCCTTCATGGACTGAAGGATGAAGGGGACGTTGGACGTGCAGAGGATGTTGCCGCCACTCAGGCGTGTGAGCTCTTCTCGCTCTCGCTTGTTCTCGACAACTTTTTTAGTTCCGAGCTGAACAAACTTCCATCCAGTTGACCTGAAAGGAAGCGGTTTTTTGACCGGTTGGATGATTAGCGTTTTGGTTGGATCGATATTGCGAAGGGAGCAAGTCTTGCCTGACCCACTTTCGCCCAAAACAAGCGTTCCGTAGCTCATGTATGATTCTCCGTGTGGTTAAAACGCGAAGACTTCATCGAACTCTTTTCGCATGCGCTCGATGTCGTCTTCGTCTTGCCCGGACATAGGGAGGTTTGCGGAGGCCTGTTCGGCTTCCCAAACCTCTTCTTCTTTCTGGTCATTCGGTGTCATTTGAACCACCTTTCCAAGATGTAGCGAATGAGGTCGAAAAAGCCCGCCTGTTTGGGGGCGGGCTGTGCGGTTGTTCGCAGCTGTTCGGCCGCTCTTGGTCGTCTGGCGGCCCCGGCGCGCTTCTGCTTCCGGCTGCTTGAGCCATTCGGCCCGGTCTGCTGAGTCGGTTGTCATCGGAAAAATCTCCCTAGTAAAAAGGCGAGCCCCTGGAGGAAGCTCGCCTTGGTGTGTTTCGTTGCTTTGGTCTTGCGCTCTCTCGCTCGCGCGCTGCGCATGCCCTGCGCTGGCGCTTGCTGAGCTGTGAGGCATGCCGGTGAGGGTGAGTGGGAACGCTCATGCCGCCTCCTGTTCTTCAGAACGCCGGTGAAAATACTGGCGCCAGGATTCGACTTCTTTTTTGAAGTTCGGATGCTTTTCGACTTGTTTTGCTAGCCAAACTTCAAAATCATCGAGCGATGGTTCTTGTACACATGCGCTGTACCACTGGTACATAACGATTGCCTCACGCCCGTGACGGCTGACAGCTGCTTTGGTTGCCAATTCGAGGCTTTGGTTGTCATTGACGAAAGTAAGAGCAACGCTTCTGATTAAACAGTTCAGCGCCGCGGAGATGCTTTTAACGTTCATTGACTGAACTCCTAAAAAAGTACATACCCATTCAGGACCGCCCACCGCATGAGCAGGCAGAGTGAGATACCGAGAGCGCAGATACCGGCGCCAGTCAGAACGGCGCAGATGATGATTGAGGTTTCGCTGAAACCCGTTCTTTCGTTGTGGCCGAGAAGTTTTTTCAACGTCATGTCGTTCTCGGAAAAAAGAAAGGCCCCGGATTTCTCCGAGGCCTTGAGGTTAGAAAAGTGTGTCA